ACAGTCAAAGCGCTCCGGAAGGTATGCCCCGAAGATCATGAATACGTCGTTCCAGATCGCTCCGCAGCTTGCGGAAAGCATGATCGAGACGTGGCTGATGAATGACGTTCTGACGGTCGAAATGCGTAACTCAGACACCAAAATCCGAGGCCTGAAAGTCATTGGAGTGATCTGAAATGGGTTACGGAGGTTACGGAGAAGCACCTGCTAAGTCATTGAAATCATTAGACCGGAAGTTGCACGGAAGTTACGGAAAAGGGGAGTGTAAGTCATTGAAAACATTGTACGGAAGTTACGGAGGTCTACCCCTTACTAAAGTAAACGCTCGCCGCTTTGCGGCGGCGGCGTTTGTAAGGCGATGACCATGGCCCGCACCAAGGACATCATCGCCGGCGACACGACCGTCCGCCCCATGCCCGACGAACGCTCATGGGCGCGAACGAATGGCACGTACATTTCGGGGCGCGCTTACCTCGACGGCGCCGACGAGACGGCAGCCGAGATGGAGGCGAAGTGGGGCGCTGATCGGCTGCGGCTGCTGGTGAGCCCTGAGCTTCGCGAGAAGTTCGACCGTCAACGCTACCTGCTCAACCAGGCGATCTGGTACGGCGAACTCGAACAGGTCCGCCACGAGGCGAACCGGATGACCACGGCGTGGCTGGCGCTCGACAAGGCGGCGACCGCCGCAGGCAAGCAGCCGTTGCACCCCCAGGTGTGGGAGGTGGCCGTGACCGACCCGGGAATGCCGGACGATCCAACGAGCGCGGCTTACGTCATCGCCATCGTGCCGGACGACACCAGCGCGCGCCACGTCATCGCGGAAGGGCGCAAGGTCACGGTCTACACGCTCGACGAGATCGGGCGCATCCTTGCCGCGTATCCCGATCTGGCGAAGGTCAAGAACGCGATGCCGGGCGCGACGATTACCGCTGTCCGACGCAGCGTGGACGATCCGCTCGATGCGATCCACGACACCAAGGCCGGGCTGGATGACCCGGTAGAGGACATCTACGCGTGACCCGACCCGGCATCCGTTGGTCGCGGGAGTTGATCTTTGTGGGGCGTAGGGCGGTTTGGATTCTGATTGGACTTAAGCGAGGGGCGACGAGATATGGCAAAATCCAGGAAGCGCGTTCCGTACCTGTCCTACGGCGCAGAGGGACGTGTCGAGCTTGGCGAGCGCATGGTTGATGATCCGCTTGAGGCCGGGCAGCGATATTCCGCCAAGGTCAATGTGCGGGAATCGTCGATTGATCACATGCACAGCCGGGGCCGGATCGACGCATCGCAGAAGCAGGCAGGCGACCGTTTCCGCAAGCTGTGGGAGACGGCATCGGTCGGGCGCAATCAGGCCATGGATACGACCAAGGAGCCTGTAGACGGCGGCGGTGCTGGTGATCCCATCTCGGATGATCTGATCCGGGCATCGCAGGAACTGTCCCGCGTCATGAAAGAGCTTGGCCCGATTGGGTCAAGGATGATGGTTGCGCTGGTCGGTGAGGGGCGGCGTGTTGAGGACGTAGCCAACGATTGGTCGCAGACTGGCGGTGCGCTGTCTGGCCGCCGTGCTGAGGGGTATGTGTCAGGCCGCATGATCGAAGCGCTGGACGACCTTGTGAGGCTCTGGAAACTGGAAAGCGCGCCTATCGTTCCGAACCAACCGAAAACGTATCGACGCAACGGCGTGCTGGTCGAAGTCGAAGATGATATTCGCGCATCGTCGGACGGATGGACCGGGCCTGCCACAGAGTTATCAGTCGGCCGCTTTGGGGATATCATCGAGACGCAAAAGCGGGGCCTTGACAGGGGACCGTTGATGATTCAATCTTCGGCTAATGGCAAGTGATTTGCCCGCGCCCGGAGGCTCAGCTTCACGGGCGCTTTTACATTCAGGGCGGCAATGACTGAGTGGTCGAAGGTTGAACCCGAACTCTATAAGGGTCTAACCGGCTAATCGATGGCCGTGAGGCCGGATACTCAATACGCGTCATCGCCGTACGTTCGAATCGTACTTGCCGTCTTGAATACTTCACACCCCGCCCCGACAGGCGGGGTTTTGTTTTGAGGGATAGACCATGGAAAGCAATACGATGGCTTCGCGCGTCGCCGCCCAGCTTGGCCGCCTTGATCCAATACCCGAACTCGGCATGACCGAACGCGCTAGCTGTGTCGCTCGCGGCTTGCAGGCCCTCCACGACAAGCTGGGTATCCTCCGCGACAAGATCGAAGGCAATAGCCAAGCCAGCGGCAAGCCTTGCACTCCGGTATCTGGCGGCGGACTACGCGGTCATATTACCGAGGCTGAGTCCATCCTGATCGCCTGTCACTCCCTGCTCGACGATATCGCCGGCAAGTTCTGACCCGGTTTTGTTTTGAGGGGATGGGGATGATCCAAATCCCGCTATCACAATCAGGCCCTGCCGATCAGTTCGCCGCAGCCGTGCAGCAGCATATCGACGCTTGCACGGCTCACATGATGGGCAAGCCGGGTGTACCGGCTCCGCGATCGTCAGAATTAGTTGAGCGAGTAGTAGCGCGCGTTCCGCAGGATGGGCCTGTAGCAACGCGCGGGCCGGATCGGTTCGTCGCGCTGCCGTATCAGATCGTGGACGATACGCCGAAGACGCCGGAGCAGCAGAAGGCGCTGGGCGTGCTGAGAGAGACGATCAATGGCTGACGAGAAGCCAACGCCGGAGCGCAACGAGAAGGGCCAATTCGTATTGGGCGGAATTGGCATTGGTGGTCGCCCAAAAGGGGCGCGCTCGAAGCTCGGAGAGGCGTTCATTGAGGACATGCTGGCGGATTGGGAGGCCAACGGTCCGGCCGCTATCCGTACCGTGCGCGAGACGAAGCCGGACGCTTACCTGAAGGTTGTCGCGATGATCCTGCCGAAGGATCTGAACGTGAACATCAACAACACCGAACATATGACGGATGAGCAGCTTATCGAGCGAGTCCGGTCCCTTGACGCCGCAATCCGGCCTTTCCTTGCTCTTGAGGGAACAGGCGGAATTGATGGCGGAACTGGACCGTCGAAACCGCACTAACCGGCTCAAGCACTACAAGCCGTATCCCAAGCAAAAGGAATTTCACGCTCTCAAGGTGCGCGAGCGGCTGTTCGTCGCGGGCAACCAGTTGGGCAAGACGCTGGCGGGCGCGGCGGAAACATCGATGCACCTGACGGGCGAATATCCCGATTGGTGGGAAGGGCGCCGGTTCGACAAGCCTGGCATCGTCATCGCGGGGTCGGAATCGGCCGAGTTGACGCGGGACGGTGTGCAAAGGCTGCTGGTTGGGCCGCCAGATCGCGAAGAGGAGTGGGGCACCGGGTTTATCCCGCAACGGTGCATCAAGGACCGCACGCGGCGCATGGGCGTTTCGAACGCTCTGGATACGGTGACGGTTCGGCATGTGTCGGGTGGATATTCGACGCTGTACCTCAAGAGCTACGATCAAGGCCGGTCCAAGTGGCAGGCCAACACGGTTGATTTTGTCTGGTTTGACGAAGAACCGCCGGAAGATGTTTATTTCGAGGGCATAACCCGCACGAATGCCACCAAAGGCAGCGTTATGGTGACGTTCACGCCGCTCAAGGGCATGTCGAGCGTGGTGGCCAGGTTCTTCCTTGAGGAAAGCCCGGATCGTGCCAAGGTCACAATGACCATTGACGATGCGGCGCACTTCACGGAAGCCGAGCGCAAGACGATCATCGACGGTTACCCAGCGCATGAACGGGAGGCCCGCACCAAGGGCATACCGACGCTTGGTAGTGGTCTGATCTTCCCGGTGCTTGAGGAGAGCATTGTTGTTCAGCCGTTCGATATCCCTAAGATTTGGCCGCAGATTGGCGGTGTTGACTTCGGGTATGATCACCCGTTCGGTGCTGTGCGTCTGGCTTGGGATCGAGATAACGACACTGTTTATGTCATCGCCAACTACCGGGAGCGGCAGACAACGCCGATCATCCACGCGGCTGCATTGAGGCCATGGGGCGACTGGATACCGTGGGCGTGGCCGCATGACGGCTTGCAGCACGACAAGGGCTCAGGCGATCAGCTCGCCAAGCAATATCGCGATCAGAACCTTGCGATGCTCCCTGAGCGCGCGACGTTCGATGACGGCACGAACGGTGTTGAGGCTGGCATTTCGGACATGCTGCAACGGATGCAGACAGGGCGTTGGAAGGTGTTTTCGACCTGCGGCGAGTGGCTAGAGGAACGTCGGCTGTATCACCGCAAAGACGGCAAGATCGTGAAAGAGCGCGATGACGTGATTTCAGCGTCTCGTTACGCGCTGATGATGCTGCGGTTTGCGACTGTGAAACCTGATAGCACGTCTTGGAAATTCTCGCCCCGCAAGGTGGCGTAGGGAACATTAATGGCCGAAATGACCGACGAGGAGCTTTCGCGGGCGATCAATACGCTCGTGAAGGACGCCGAGGCATACCGTCAGCAGGTCTATCCTGACCGCCAGCGCGCGCAAGAGTATTGCGACGGCGTGATGAACGACACGCCGAGCGATGACGGCCGATCCAAGGTTGTCTCGCGCGATGTCCGGGGCGAGATCAAGAAGGTGCTGCCGTCCGTCGTTCGGATCATCCTCGGCAATGAGAAGGTTGTCGAATATCAACCCAACGCGCAAGGTGACGAGGCGCAGGCGGAGCAGGCGACCGACTACGTCAATTTCCTGATTTTCCCGGAGAGCGATGGGCCAAACGCGGTCCATGACGTGATCGACGACGCGCTGCGGCTGCGGAACGGCATCATCAAGTGGTGGCAGGACAAGCGCATCGAGGTCAAGTATTCCGAGCATACCGGGCTCGATGACATGGCATTTGCCCAGCTTGTGGGCGATGATGATGTTGAGGTGCTGGCGCATACGGAGCGCAGCGAGGAAGTTGCACAGCCTGACGGACAGCCGGTCGAAGTGCCGGTTCACGACGTGAAGATCAAGCGCAAGACGGTGTGTTCGCGCCCCAAGCTGGCAGCGGTTGCGCCGGAAAACTTTCTGATCCATCCCGACGCGCTGACGATGCTGGATTCGCCTATCATTGGCGAGAACTACCGGGTTCGTCGTTCTGATCTGGTCGCGATGGGCTATGATCGCGCCAAGGTCGATGCTCTGCCGATGGCAACGGCTAACTCGACTGAGCAGGATGCCGAGGAGATCACGCGCCGCCGCAACGTGTGGATCAAGGATGATCCGGCGTCAAAGTCGATGCAGGAAATCGAGTATTACGAACTGCTCGTCCGGCTCGATGTTGATGGCGACGGGATCGCAGAATTGCGCCGCATGGTGTTTGCGGGTGGCCTGACGCCGGATTACATGCTCGAAAACGAGCCGTGGGACGAAATCAACTACGCTGATATCGTTTGCGAGCGCCGCCCCCATCAGTGGGAAGGCAATTCAGTCTTTGACGACACGGAGGATATCCAGCGCATCAAGACGGTGTTGCTGCGGCAGACGCTGGATAACCTGTACTGGCAGAACAACCAGCAGCCGATTGTGCAAGAAGGCAAGATCGTTAATCCCGAGGCTGTGACGAATCCTGTATTTGGGTTGCCGATCAGGGTACAGGCCGGCGTAGATATCAAGACGGCCCTAGGATTCAACGTCGTGCCGTTTGTGGCCGATAAATCCTATCAGATGCTCGCATACCTTGACGAGGAGAAGCATGACCGCACGGGCATCTCTGACGCATCTAGCGGCATGGCGCCGGATGCATTGCAGAACATGACGGCGAAAGCGTCGGCCATGGTCGAGCAGGCCGGTATCGGCCAGACTGAATTGATGGTCCGAACCATTGCGAACTGCCTCAAGCCGGTGTTTCGCGGGCTGCTCAAGCTGATCATCCAGCACCAGGACAAGCCGCGCATGGTGCGGCTGCGGAATCAGTGGGTGACGTTCGATCCGCGAACTTGGAACGCGGACATGGACTGCACGGTGAATACCGGTCTCGGTGCTGGCACCCGTGAACGCGATATGATGATGATGCAGTTCGTCGTCGCGATGCAGGAGAAGTTGCTGGCAGCGTTTGGCCCGAATAACCCGTTCGTGAAGCCGGATCAGCTTTACAACGCGGTTTCGAAGGTGGTGGAGGCGGCCGGGCTGAAATCGCCTGATCTGTACTTCACCAAGCCGGACCCGCAGGAAGTGCAGGCGCTGTTGCAGGCGCAGCAGAGCAAGCCATCGCCTGAGCAAGAGAAAATTCAAGGCCAGTTGCAGATCGAGCAGGCCAAGGGGCAGGTGCAGTTGCAGCTTGCCGACAAGAAAATGCAGGTGGACGCCAGCCGCGAACAACAGCAGCGCGATGCTGATCTTGTCGTGAAACAGGCTGAGCTCGAGAAGGAAACGCAGGCCAAGATGCATGACGCATCGCTCAAGGCGCAGGCCGACGCGGACAAGATGCAGCTTGAGCGTGAAAAGATCGCGTCCAATGAGCGCATTGAGGCCGCGAAACTAGCCGCGACCATGCAGCTTGAGCGCGAGAAGATGGACCGCGCCGACCAGAACGCCGAGAAGGACCGCGAGGCCAGCGTGCAGCAGGCACAAGCCGCATCGATCGGCAGGGCGTTTGAGCGCGATCAGCAGAGGGCAGCGGCGCAATGACCGACGAACGCACCCGTTCCGCGCAAGCCATCCTTGCGATCCCGCTGTTCGACGAACTGATGAGCGAACTTGAGGCAGCATCGGTGAACGCCGCTGTTTATGCCAATCCAACCGATCATGAGGCCCGGCAGGCGCATCTCGCGCAAGTCAAGGCCATTCGTGACCTGCGATCCCGGATCGAAGTCTTAGCGAAAGCGGACCAATCGACCAAGCGCAGGCAAGCGCCGGCTTAATCCGGCAACAGCCAAAAGGACCTACCTATGGCAACCGAAGCGGCAACCGCCAACTCGGCAGACACTTCGTCTGTCTTGAGCGATAGTGCCAACCTCTCGACCGACATCGACAATCCGTCAAATCTCGACTTCTACGACCCTGCTGACGAAGAAGAAAAGCAGGACAACGAAACAGCCGAGCCGAGCGGGACCGATGACAACGGAGAAACGGGTGAGGGCGATGAGGCCCAAGAGACCGCCGATACCGACAACGCCAACGAGGCCGAAACCGACGACGCGGGGGAATCCGAAACGGATCAACCCCAAACCGTCAAGGATGATGTCATCGTTGATGTGCAGGGTGAGAAGCTCCCGCTGAGCGAGCTTAAATCCGGCTACATGAAGGATCGGGACTACCGCGTTAAAACCCAGGAACTCGGCAACAAGCGCCGTGACCTGGAAGCACTGTCAACCCGCGTCACCAACTCGGTGAACGCAATTGCGGACCTCCTGGTTAAGCAGATCCCTCCCGCGCCTGATGCAAGTCTGGCGATGACCGACCCCGCGAAGTACGTCGCGGACAAGGCCATGCACGACGCGATGATGGCGCAAGTGGCATCTGTGATCGAACAAGCCCAAGCCCCGAAAGAGGCGGTGAACAAGCTGACGAACGAGCAGCGTGCCGAACTGTTGCAGTCGGAAAACGCCAAGCTCGCGGAAGCATTCCCGCAGACTGCCAAGCCAGAAACGCGGAAGAAGTTCTTTGACGACGTTTCGCGCGTTGCCAACGAACTCGGCTATTCGCAGCAGGATTTGGAAGGGGTGACCGATCACCGCCTGTTCAAGCTGGCGTACTACGCCAACCTTGGCATGGCGGCGGAAAAGGCGAAGGCAAAAGCGGCTCAAAAGGTCGCGAATGTCCCGCCGATGGGCCAGCAAAAGCGGCAAGCGCCGATTGCTGGCAAGCAACGGGCTAATCAGGACGCAATGAGGCGGTTGGCGGAAACCGGATCGATGGCCGACGCAATGGCTATCGATTTTGATTGAAACCTCATCCCCATAGGAGGCCATAATGGCCGCGATTACTAACACCTTCGTCACTTCGAGCGCGAAGGGCAACCGCGAAACCCTGTCCGACGTTGTGTCCCGCATCACGCCGGAAGATACCCCGATCCTGACCGCCATCGGCACTGAGAGTGCCAAGGGCATTCACCCGGAATGGGAAACCATCGACCTCGCCGCGCCGGCTGCCAACGTGCAGGCGGAAGGCGACGAATATGCGTTTAGCGCTTCGACGCCCGCCGCGCGCATGGGGAACTACACCCAGATCATGCGCAAGACTGGCATCGTTTCCGCAACGCAGGACGCCGTGGACAACGCGGGGCGCGCCGAGCAACTGAAATATCAGAAGCTCATGCGCGGCCGCGAACTGAAGAAGGACGTGGAGTTCTCCATTGTCTCGAACGTGGCGTCTGTCGGCGGTACGTCGCGCGTGTCTGGTGGCCTGCCGTCCTGGGCCGTCACCAACGTCTCGCGCGGTGCGACCGGCGCCAACGGCGGCTATAGCTCCGGTACAGGGCTCACTGTCGCGGCAACCGACGGTACTCAGCGAGCATTCACGCAAGCGCTGCTCGATGGCGTGATGCAGAGCGGGTTCAACAGCGGTGCCAACTTCAAGTCGGTGTCGGTGTCGCCTTACGTCAAGAGCGTGTTCGTCACGTTCATGAGCAACACCAACGTGGCGAACTTCCGCTATTCGGTCGATAGCGGCAAGGACAACTCCATCGTGTCCAACGCGGATTATTATGAGGGTCCGTTCGGTCGCGTGAAGATCATGCCGAACCGCGTACAGGCAACGAGTGCCGGCGTGGCGAAGAACGCTTTTCTGCTCGACCCGGAGATGTTGTCGTGGGCATGGCTCCGCAACATCCAGACCGATCCGCGCGTGGCAAAAACCGGCGATGCCGAGAAGTTCGTCATCATCGGGGAAGGCTGCCTCAAGGTGAAGAACGAGAAGGGCATCGGCGTCATTGCCGACCTGTTCGGTCTGACCGCATCGAGCTAACGCGGTCTACATCAACGCTAACGAGGGTCGCCATTTCGGCGGCCCTTTTTCTTTGGAAAAGGAAAGAACATGAGCGATACCGAGAACAAGACGGAGACGCCGGTCAACACCCCCGCAGGTCCGAGTCCGGTCCAGCTTATCGAGGTCGAGATCGCCCGCGATTGGTGGGACGAAGATGGCGTTCGTCATCCCGCCGGGACGGTTGTGCAGGTTCCTATCGAGGCCGCGCTCGATGGCATCGAAAAGGGCGCGCTGCGCCGGGCGAAGAAACCCGAGTGATGATCAAGGATGGCGATTTCCGGCTGATCGACTGGGACCCTAAGTCGGGCCGGACAGTCTGGGCGATGTTCGATGGCGAGAAAACCATCGTGCGCACGGATTACCCGGTTGAGGCCACGGTTGCCGGAAATGCCGCCATCCGCAATGAGGCTGGCAAGGCGTGGAAGGGCGATTGGAATCGGATCGCCTCCGTGCCGCTCAATGTCTATTACGACCAACTCCACGCTGCCGAGCAGCAGGGCGATGACAAGTTTGTCTCGCGCTGGCTGAACGACAGCAACAATCGGGCGTGGCGCACCACGGAGGGCTCGGTCTGATGGCTGCTCTCGCTGACTATCTCGATCTGCGCTTTGCCGTTGGCGATCACGTTGGCAATCGCGGCCTGTCCGATGTCATGCCGCGCCTTGTGCAGACGGCAGAGAATTTCCTCAACAACGAACTGCGTTGCCGTCAGCAGGTCACTTATGCCACGCTGACGTTTGCGAACGGTTCGTCGCCGCTGCCCGCTGATTTTCTCGAGATGATCACGGTGTTCGACGGCTTCAACAATCCGATGCGAGCCAGCCAACTTGCGGACCAGCGCCGGATCGGCTCGATGTATTCGAAATATTCCATCGACGGCAGCAACATCTACATCAACGGCTATTCTGGTGATCGGGATATCCAATATTACGCCAAGCTGGTGACGTTGACGGCTGGGCCGACGACAAGCAATTGGCTGCTGGCGGAAGCGCCCGACGTGTATCTCTACGCGGTCGGGTTGGAAGCCGCGAAATTCCTTAAGGACGTGGATCTAGTCCAAGCCACAAAGACGCTGCTCGATAGCGCACTGTCAGAGTTGCGCACGGGTGACGAGCGCGCGCGCTGGGCTAACTCCGTGGTCCGTGTCCAAGGCTGCAACCCATGAGCCTGCTTAGCATCGCACAGAATGTCGCTGCGAATGTCGGCGTCAAAGCTCCGTTGTCGGTGCTATCCAATGTCAACGATCCGAGCGCGGTCAAGATCACCGTGTTCTCTCAAGAGGCAGGCGACGAACTGGCACGCCGCGCTGATTGGTCGGCGCTTCGCAAGACGGTAACGCTCGTTGGCACGGGCAATCCGGGCGCGCTGGCATTGCCGGCAGACTTTCTTCGGCTGATCAGCGGTCTGGCAGTGAAAACTGCGGCTGGCGCGCCAATCCGCACCGGACTTTCGGCAGATGAGTGGAACAGTCTCACGCCAATCGAGGGCACGCCTCGCTTTGCATATCTGACGGCCGGATCGATTGGCTTCTATCCGTATCTCGCCTATGCCGACACCGCGACCGTGACCTATCAGAGCAACGCATGGGGACCGGCTGGCGCGAAGTGGGGCTCAGACGGCGACGTGCCGCTGGTGCCAGAGCGATTGATGGTGCAGGGCACTGTCTGGCGCTGGCGTCGGCAGCTTGGGCAGGATTTCCAAGACTATCTCGCGGAGTATGAGGCCGCGATTGCCGACTACGCTAAGTTTGACGATGGGCTGCGCTCGCCATGATCCGTTCGGGACGCGCCACGGCACGGCAGACGGCTAAGACACCGGCCACCTATAAGCCGTACACGATTCCGGCGCCGACGCTTGGCATCATCGCGAACGCCAATCCCGCACAGCCGCCCGCTGGCGGGGCGCTGATCTTGGAGAACTTCATCCCGCGCGCAACGGATGCGCTATTGCGGCGCGGATCGCAGCTTTATCAACTGATCTCGGATGGCGTCGAAGCGGTCACGTCGCTGTTTACCTACAAGAACGGTAACAATGAACGCCTGTTTGCTGCGACTTCAACCACGATCAGCGATATCACGACGCCAACGCCGCAAGTTTACTTCACCGATGGGCTCGGCAATCGTTTCGTCGGCGGCGGCAGCGGTGAATCACTGATCAAGTTCATCCCGTCGATCACCCGCGCACCGGCCACGATTACGGGCCTGACCGGCGGCGATTGGTCCGTGGTGCAGTTCGCTACTCCTGGCGGCGTGTTTCTTCGGGCGGTCAACGGCATCGATACGCCGCAAGTTTACGATGGGTCGGCATGGGGAACGACGCCGGCAATCACCGGCATCACTGATCCGACGAAACTGTCATATGTCTGGACGCATCAACAGCGGTTGTTCTTCATTGAAAAGGACAGCCTGAGCGCATGGTACCTGCCGGCCGCGTCGATTGGCGGGGCAGCTACCGAACTGCCGTTGGGCGGTGTGTTCAACCTCGGCGGGTCGCTGTTGTTCGGGACAACGTGGTCGCTTGAAGTTGGCGCTGGCGGGTTGCAGGAGCAATGCGCGTTCGTCACGACAGAGGGCGAGGTCGTCGTTTATCAAGGGACCGATCCGAGCACGGCGTCAACGTGGTCCAAGGTCGGCGTTTATCGCATTGGAAAGCCGCTCGGGCCGAATGCACATTTCCGGGCGGGCGGCGACATCGTGATTGCCACGGATATCGGACTTGTCCCGCTTTCTTCGGCCTTACAGAAGGACTTTTCGGTTCTCGCGCCATCGGCCGTCTCAGCGCCTATTGAAACCATCTGGAACGATGAAGTTTCGGCGCGATTTGGAGCATCGTGGCGGTGTCAGATTTGGTCCGCCAACCAGATCGCAATCGTCAACCCGCCAGTGGTGAACAATCTGCCGCCCGTTCTCTACGTGGCGAACCTTCGTACCGGCGCATGGGGCAAGTTCACCGGCTGGGACAGCCGATGCATGGCGGTGTTTCAGAATCGCTTGTTCTTCGGTGCTGAGGAGGGGCAGGTGATCGAGGCCAACGTGACCGGCGCGGATATGGGCCAGCCTTACACGGGCGTCTATGTCCCGCTGTTTAGCGATTTCAGCGCTCCGACCACAAAGACGGCCGGCATGACGCGCGCGGTGTTGCAGTCATTTGCGCCGTTGAATGAGCAGATTTCGATGCACGCCGAGTTCGACGTGAATCTGCCTGCATCGCCGCCAGGTTCAATCGCGCCT